CTGTAAAAATGCAAAGTCAAGATTGACTGTTGAGAACAGAGTGGTTGATGTTAGATTATCATACGACAAAGGACTGGACAGGTACTATGGTCTATTAGACATGGCACTTGCATTCGGAGTATTTGAGAAATCATCTACAAGAGTTAAACTACCAAATGGTAAAACAGAATTTGGTAAGACAATTAACAATAACCCCGAAAAATACTTCACACCCGATGTGATGGAACGATTAGAAACACATGCACAGGAATATTTCAAATATGGAACAGAGAATAGAACAGACGATACTGAAGAATCTGATTCAGAGTGATACTTTTTCACGGAAGGTGCTTCCTTTTCTAAAAGGAGAGTATTTCACCGAGAATGATGAGAGAACTGTATTTCAAGAAGTATATTCATACTTTGAAAAATACACCAAAACCCCAACTGTAGAAGCACTTCTCATTAACCTAGACAATAACACTTCGTTAAACGATAGTGTATTGAAAGGGTCAAAATCTATAGTTAATAGTTTTGGAACCAAGAGTGAGGAAACCCCTCAAGATTGGTTGGTTGACGAATGTGAACAATGGTGCAAAGATAGAGCAATCTATATTGCAGTCATGGATTCCATTGAAGTCATAGATAAAACCTCTCAACGTTCAACAGGTGAGATACCCGAACTTTTAAAGGATGCACTTTCGGTGTCTTTTGACACCAATATAGGTCATGATTTTATTGAAAATTCAGATGAGAGATTTGATTTTTATCATACGGAAGAAGAGAAACTTCCATTTGACCTAGAATACTTTAATAAGATTACTAAAGGTGGTTTGCCTAACAAGACTCTAAACATATGTCTTGCAGGAACAGGTGTTGGTAAATCATTATTCATGTGTCATATGGCATCAAGTCATTTGATGATGAACAAGAATGTATTATACATTACACTTGAAATGTCAGAGGAAAGAATTGCAGAAAGAATTGATGCAAACACATTGAACATTCCTATGAAAGATTTACCCGACTTATCTAAGAAACTCTTTGACAAGAAGATTGATAAAATTGCAGAGAAGACAAAGGGTAAACTTATTGTAAAGGAATATCCTACTGCATCAGCACATGTTGGACATTTCAGACATCTATTGCAAGAACTTAGTATTAAGAAAGATTTCAAACCCGATATGATTTACATTGACTATCTAAACATATGTGCAAGTGCAAGAGTTAAGCCAGGAAGTGGTGCAAACTCTTATACTCTTATCAAATCTATTGCAGAAGAACTTAGAGGACTTGCAGTGGAGTTTGATGTACCTATTATGAGTGCAACCCAAACAACAAGAAGTGGATATGGTTCAACAGATGTAGAACTTACAGATACTTCAGAGTCTTTTGGTTTACCTGCTACTGCAGACTTTATGTTTGCATTGATATCTTCAGAAGAACTAGAAGAGTTAGACCAAATGGTAGTGAAACAATTAAAGAACCGATACAATGACCCAACCATATTCAAAAGGTTTGTTATAGGTGTTGATAGAAGTCGTATGAAACTCTATGATTGTGAACAAGAAGCACAAGAAGAGTTGTATGAAAACACCACTGGTATTGATGATTCTATTCCAGTTGCAGATAGAGGAAGGAATGATGGTCAAAGAAGAGACTACAGTTCATTTAAGGTAGAATAGATGCACTAAATAGATATGTTATTATGAAGAAGAAGTTGGACAGCAATGATGTTATTAAATTAATACAAGATAAGATTGAGCTTAAAAAAGAACTTCGTATTGCAAAGAAAACAAAACAGTTAGACGAAAGTGAAAAAATTGTTAAAAAAATTGCAAAAATAGAAGATAAACTCTTGTCTCAACCACTAGCAAAAGTATAAATATAAGTACATAAACTTTCATATCGAGGAACTATGCCAAACGCAGAACAGTATACACAATCAGAATTAGATAACATCACAGATTCAAGAGACAAAGTTCAACACTTGTTAGATTGGCATAACGATGTTAATAGGACATATGACCTTACATTATTTCCTTTAAGTGAAGAATCAGGCGGAACCGTCTCATTCCCATACACGGGAACTTTTACAGGAACTGGTAGAAGTGGTTATTATACTCAGTGGAGAGTTGACAATCCAAATGCAATAGCATATGTTGACGGTACTGATTCGAATGAAAGTGGTAATTACAATGTATGGAATGAAGTAGTAAATGGAGTTGTTCATGCAACACATGGGTCGTGTAAACCAACCTCTGCACATTTAACTACATTACAAGAAAGTTTAGATGCCCTAAATGCAAAAAGAACACTTATGGCTGCAAACCTAACTAGTTAATACTACCCTTACAAATCTTATAAATAGTAGACAGGATACACATTTTCGTGTATAATTTACTATATGGCAGTTAAAAATCTACATTTAGAACACTTAGAAGACGAAATCATCAATAATGGTATTGATGGTGGTCGTGCAGCTATAAACTTCCTACAGGGTCTTAGAGACATGATGAAGGGAAACTCTAAAAAGAGTGTTAATATGACTGTTAAGTGGGATGGAGCTCCAGCAATCTTTTGTGGTAAACACCCCGAAACCAATCAATTCTTTGTTGCAAAGAAATCTCTATTCAATAAAGAACCTAAGTTCTATACTTCAGAACAACAAATTAAAGATGCACCCGAACTAAGTGGTGCATTAGAATCTAAGTTTTTAGACTCATACAAGTATTTGTCTGCACTATCATTTTCTGATATCTTACAGGGTGATTTAATGTTCACTGATGATAAAGATAGCAAGACCATTGATGGTGAAGATTTCATCACATTCCAACCAAACACTATTCTATATGCAGTTCAGAAAGATTCTGATGTGGGTAAAGAAATTGACCGTGCAAAACTAGGAATAGTATTTCACACAACTTACTCGGGGACTAGTATTGAAACACTAAGTGCATCATTCGGTGCAGATACATCTAAGTTAGGTAAGAGCAGTGATGTATGGGTAGATGATGCATCATATAAAGATGTCAGTGGTAAAGGTTCGATGACTGCAAAGGAAACATTAAAGTTAACACAAACACTAAGTGCAACAGGTAAACAATTCCATAAGATTACAAAACCGAACTTAGTTAAATTTCAAAAAGTGCAAGAGATGATTAATGCAAAAGGTGCTGGTGCATCTTATAAGACATACTGTAATGCACAAATCAGACAAGGAAAATTCAACCCAACCTATGAGGGATATCTAAAACACTTTGAAAACTACTGGAGAGATAAAGTAGTTGCAAAGGTTAAGATGGAAAAGACTAAACAAATCAAACAAGAGATTGGTGAACAAGTCTATGCAGAACTTAGAGGTCTTAAAACAACTATAGAAGCATTAACTAAATTCATGAATGGATTAGTGATATCAAAACAACTTATTATCAATGCATTAAACAGAGTCAAATCAATCGGTACTTTTAAGAAGACTGCAACAGGATTTGAAACGGTAAACCCCGAAGGTTATGTTGCAATTGATACCAATGGTAAAGCAGTAAAACTTGTAGATAGAATGGAATTTGCATTCAATAACTTTACTGTTGCAAAGGACTGGGATAAGTAATGAAAACATTTAGTCAGTTCAATGAAGATATTAGAGTTCCTATAAATATAGGTGATACTATACTTGGTGGTAAGTTTAAGAACAAGAAAGTTGTTGTTAAAGATATTGGTAAGAATGAAAAGGGAGACATTACAATTAATGGTAAACCTTTACTTAAATACAGGATAATACCTAATGAAAACATTTAATAAGTTCCTAACAGAAGCAAAAGATAAAGGTGCAGTGTTTTCATTTGGAAGATTCAATCCACCTACAACAGGTCATGCTAAGTTAGTAGACAAACTCAAACAAGAATCTGCTGGATATACTCCTTTAATTTTTACATCACATTCAACTGATACAAAGAAAAATCCTCTAACTCATAAAGATAAGATTAAGTTTTTAAGAAAGTTCTTTGGTAGGATAATTGTTGACTCACAAACACGAACTGTATTTGAAATTGCAGTAGAACTACACAAACAAAAGTACAACAAAATTAAAATGGTAGTTGGTTCAGATAGAATCAGAGAGTTTGAAATGTTATTGAAAAAGTATAACGGAGTCAAAGCACGACATGGATATTATAAGTTTGATGACATTCTTGTTGTATCTGCAGGAGAGAGAGACCCCGATGCAGATGACACTAGTGGAATGAGTGCATCAAAACTTAGAGGTCTTGCACAAGACGGAAGATATGATGAGTTTGCAGAAGGTGTTCCAACAAGAAACAAGAAAGATAAAGAATCACTTTACAAAGCAGTAAGAAAAGGAATGGGTATTGCAGAAGGTACACTACCTGCATACATGTATGAAGATTTGATTACAGAAGGTGTGTATGACCCAGGCACATTCAAAGCAGTTTTCTTTTCAGGTGGGCCAGGAAGTGGTAAGTCAACAGTAGTCGATGCACTTTCACTAAAAGCACTTGGTCTTAAACTAGTCAATACAGATAAAGCATTTGAAGTTGGTCTAAAGAAAGCAGGAATGACACTTGACCTTAGAGGTGCAGACTTTGATAAGGTAGACCCAATCCGTGCAAAAGCAAAGAAACTAACTGGTAAGAACATGGATAACTATATTGATGGTAGACTTGGGTTGATATTTGACACTACAAGTGCAAACTTAAGTAAAGTCAAACAATACAAAACAATGTTAGATAAAATTGGATACGAGTCAAAAATGATATACGTAAGTGCATCATTAGATAATGCACAAGCAAGAAATGCATCTAGACCAAGAAAATTACCACAAGAAATAGTTAAACAAGACTGGGACAATGCACAAAAAAATGCACAATCTTTAAATAAGATATTCGGCAGAGACTACATTGAAGTCACAAATGATGATGATTTAAAATCATTACAGACCAAAACAAACAAACTCTATGCAAAACTCATGACATGGACTACTTCATTCCCAAGCAATAAACCTGCATTGAAGTGGAAAGACCAAGAATTGCAGTTTAAGAAATCATAAATAGTATCATGGACTTATTAAATCGATTAATGGAAACCAAGAAAGTATCCCAAGACAAAGATGTTAAGGATAAAGATGGTACTCAACCTGCAAAATACTATGCAGGAGATATGTCTAAGTCTACAAAAGATAAAAGAGATGCACACTTCAAAGCAAAAAAGAGTGGCCCTGCACCTGGCGATGCATCTGCAGAGACTAAAAAATCTAAACACACTATGAAATTTGATAGAATGTTTAATGAAGATAAAGGACTCGATGCAAAAGCAAAGAAATCGGGTATCTCTAAATCTATCTTAAAGAAAGTTTACGATAGAGGATTGGCTGCATATAAGACTGGTCATAGACCTGGCGCAACTGCACCTCAATGGGCAATGGCAAGAGTTAATTCATTTATCACTAAAGGTAAAGGAACATGGGGTGGTGCAGATAAAGACCTTGCAAA